AAAGGTCAATACCCCCGCCCGTGACATAAACAGGCGGCCAAATTCTGCGGTTTGGTTTATTTGGCTTAAATAACTTAAGACGTTTGTACCTGACGGTACGGTATAGGCCGCGTCGTGGCCTAAGTCAACCGTACCCGGGTCAATGTTACGCGCTGCCCCTGCAGGGTAGGCAACTTCCGGTAGGTCTAAAACCGTTTCTATGCGTTGGCCGGACGTTTCTACACCTACGTTTAATTCGTCCATATAGGTTTGACTAAGCAAATAAAAATTGTCCGAACAGTAAACGGTAACGGTATCTATGCCGCCTAAAGAAAAATTGTAGTCATAATTGACAATTTTTCCACGGTACAAATACTCCGGCACGTTTGCTGTGCTATAGCGAATTAACTCAACTGCCCGCAATGGCGCTAAACCCGGCAAACTTTCGGCTGTGTTGTAATAAGGGCTATTGTCATCAAACGGATTAAATAGGCCGTCCACGTCGTTAATGGTAAATGTCATGGTGCCGGCGCTGAATTGGTCGCCTACGTCTTGGCGGCCTCTCCGTACGCTTATTTGTGTTGTGCTATCGGTAACGTCGGCAAAGTCTGTAGTAGGCCCCAAAGGGTATGTACCGTCTAGTAGGCCTCTTGTGCTGCTATCTAATTGAAAACTACCTATGTCAAAACCTGTGTCTACAAGTAGCGAATAGTTGCCGGCTTGTGCAATCGCGCTACCGGCCATTATCTAAACCCCGCTATAGGCAAATCTAATGGGCCGTTTTGTCGTGCAAAGGCGCGTAAGCCGTCGTTTGTTACCCGTCCAATTTCGGCGCTAGTTGCCATACCGCCGCTTACGTTAACTACATAGGTGTTACCGCCGCGCGCTGCCTGTGCTTCCGCCGCACTTGTAATGCCGTTTGTGGTTGCCGCCGGCGTTGCAATCGTTTGACCTGCAGTAATTCCCGTAAAGGCAATGTCGGTTTGTGCCTGCTCTAACAATGAAAGCAAACGCTTATTAGACAAATTAGGGTTTTTAAGTATCTTTTCGTATTTGGCTAACACACTTTCAAGCCCTGAAACTAACGCTTTACCTTGGTCTACTCCGGCTTGGTAGAAACGCCCTGCGGTATCTAAACCTAGTTTGTCGGCTACGCCCTGAACCGTTGCTACCAAAGCGTTAACACCGTCCGGGCCTGTTATTGCTTCTTGGCCGCCGGCAACCAATTCGGCTGCAATCGCTGCGCCTGCGTCTGCGCCTGCCTGTAGTACTTGGTTTAGCGCGTCTTGGCTAAGTCCACGTTTTAGCAATGTGTCTACGTTGCTTGCGTATTGTTGTACCCCGGCTACTTGGCCTTTAAGTCCGGCTAGGAAACCGCCGCCAGTTTCTACGCCCGCTTCTTTAGCGTCTGCAAAACTGAAACCCTCTTTAATTCCGTCGGCAACGGTTTTGCCAAAATCGGTAAACGCTTCTTGTGCGTCTTTCAACTGGCCTTTAGCGTCGTCTAAGGCTTTGGCTAGTTTGTCTTTAATTGTGTCGTACAGTTCGCTAACTTTCTTTGCTGCACCGCCTGCAGCGCCGCCTACCTGTTCAATTTCTGTTGCTGCAACCTTGGAAACCTTGCCTAATTTTTCAGTATTGGTTGCTGCCAGTTCCGCAAAATAGGCGTTATCTGCTAGTTTGGCGTCCACGTTTGTAATGCCGTTAATGAAGCCGTCAAACTGGCCTTTAAGTTTGTCTACATCTATAAGGTTGTCAAACGCTGCAGCCGTGGCGGAAATACCTTTACTGAATTGCCCGGTGGCAAAATAGTAAACGGCTTGTAAACCTTTAACAAGTTTGTATATGACGTTTACGGTGTTAGCAACTGCAACGGAAAAGGCTTTAAAGAAGTTGCCGATAATCGGGCCGGCTTCACCCATTTTGGAAAGCGCAACCTGTATACCAAATACTAAGCCTTGGTCTCCAAAAGCGTTAGCGACTTCCTCAATAGCGGGCGTAACCTTTTCATTAAAAAAACGTACAACCTTAATAAACAAAGGCAAAAGCGCGGTACCCAAATTGGTTTGGACGTTTTCCAATGTTGCGCTAAGTATCTTTTGTTGGTTGGCTAATCCACCGCTAGTACGCCCAAAATCGCCTTGTGCGTCTCCGGTTTGTTTATAAATAACCCTTTGCGCGGCCAAAATCTTGGCCTGTTGACCCAATGCGCCCGACCCGGAATATATGCTTAATTCCATTGCAGCGGCTTTAAGCGTCGCGTCGTTAAGCAAAACACCGTAAGCGCGTAGCGGTTCGCTTTCGCCACGTAGCGCGGAACCAATAGCGTTAATGGCTTGGTCTACGCTTGTGTTATTAAATGACGCCAAATCGGAAGCAAGGGTTACAAAGTCCGTAGAAAAGGTAACAAGGTCACGGCCTGCTAATCCGGCTGCCTTACCAAACGTGGCAAAAGTTGAAGCGGCGTTTAGCGCGGCTGTAGTTGAAAGACCCAACGTACGGTTAGCGGTTCGCGCAAAGTTTTCTACTTCTTTACTTGACTGCCCGAAAATTACCCCGGCTTTGCTTATCTGTTCGTTTAGGTTGGAAGCCTTTTGTACTGCAGAATACGCCGCAACACCAACCGCGCCAATGGCTGCAGTAACACCGGCAATGGCAAGCCCAATACCCGGAAACTCTTTACCAAACGCGCTAATTTTCTTGTTTGCAGCGGCTAACCCACTATCGCTAAACGTGGTAATAATTGGGATATTTATAGCCATTACTTGTACCTTTTCTTTAACGTGCGGTTTGTTTTCTTTTCAACGTCGCTAATAACTGACTGTACAACGCTTTGTACTGCGGGCTTGTTTCTTTCTACTGCCTTGTCAATTACGCGGGGTTGTTCACCGCCACCGTCTGCGTTTAGGTTGGTTACGAATTTGCTACTTGTGTTGCGTCCGGCATGGTCATAAATAGCGCCGGCGGCGTCTGCCTGTTGCATAACCATAAGTTTGTAAGGCTTAGACCCAAACGGTACTTGCTCTGTGTGAGTCTGTACGCCGTCTGTAAACCGCGCAAAGTTTACATACCGTTCTTTACTAGCGCGTACGCCTACTTTGATTTTAAAACCCTTTTGTACGGCGTCGGTTTGCCACCTAATTTCTTTGCCTTTAATAATTGTGCCGCGACGCATACCGGAAAGCGGGGCACCCTTAACGCCAACAATGCTAGTAATCATACTGCGGGCCTCTTGCAGCATTGGTTCGCCGGCGTTTCTAATCCGTTTAGTTACGTCGCGCCGGTATGTCGGGTCTATTTTGTTAAGCGCCGCCAAGGTCTCTTGAATACCTTTTACTTCAAAAATTGGTTCGGCCATAACGGTTACCTTTTGTTTTTCTCTCCTAAAACTTTAGCCACCGTTAAAAGGTCTTGTGTGTCAAACGCTAGAGAGTACCAATGCGGCGCCCAACCTGTTGCTACTAGCAATTCTGCTAGTTGTCGTCGGTAGGTGCCGCTTGGGTAGGGTTTTGGGCCTCTTGTTCCACAACCTCTACGTTTGTTACTTGTTTGCAGTAGGTGTCAAATTCGGACGATACAACAATTTTAGATTGCTTGCTTGCTTCCCACGCTAGGTATAGCAAATCCTCTACACCAATGCCGTTAGCCATATCGGCCGCTTTGCGTTTAAAACGACGTTCCCACAACACCACCGTAAATAGATTGGTGCTTACTTGATATGTGCCCTCATGGTTTGTTACTTCAAGGGTTAATTTCATTGTGCCTACTTTCGTGTCGGGCCGATTGGTTCGGCGCTAATTATGCAACGCTATATGTGCCGCCAACAAAGGTTACGTCAATAGTTGACAATTCGCCCAATGTTGCGTTTACTACTGGCATTTCGAGTAGCGCGCAATTCGTGAGGGTAAACAACTCACCTTGCGCGTCTACGATTACGTCAATGTCGGAATTACCGACAAGCGCGGCCAACGTTGCGTACGTTTCGCTTGCTGCGTATGACATGAAAAGCGAAAGGGTTACTTCGTGGTTGCCCAAGCCTGCTTGGTACTGGCGCGCTGTTTGGCCAAAAGTTGTATTTTCCAACTGGTCAAAACGGTGCGTAAAAGTTGCCGCGGTGCATTGGTCGGTAAGACTGACTCCGTTAACCGAAACTCCGGGCGAGGCGAGATATGTGGAAGTTGCCATGTGTGTTACT